TGATCGAGCACCCGGTCCACTTCCAAGAGCTTCGCGAGATCCTCGATACCCGGAAGAACTGGGAAGAGCCGGACGCGCCTGGGGGGGCTGAGGATGGCGGGCAGGCACGACATCCGGACACTGGAGCGGCGCCTCAACAAGGTCTCTGATCAGATCACCCGATCCATGGAGGCGCTCGTCGGGGATGTCATCGAGGAGATCGGGAATCATCTCGGCGCCGCGACTCCCGTCCTGACGGGCTTTGCAGTCGCGAACTGGCGGCCCAGCCTGAACGTCCCGATCGACATCCCGGTGTCCTTCCTGGATCCGGGCCGGGCTGCGACGATCGCCAGGATCGCCACGGTCGCCGCTCGCTGGCGGCTCGGGGACGTCGCCTACATCCGCAACAACATCGACTACATCGCCGACCTCAATCGCGGGACTTCTCCGAAGGCTCCGGCTGGCTTCGTGGAGAAGGCCGCCAGGGACGGGCGGGCGGCGGCCTTCAGTAAGTTCGAGCGCCGGAGGGCCGCATAGTGGCGACCGAGATCGTCGAAATCGTCATTCGCGAGCGGGGCGGCAAGGCGACATCCAAGCAGATCAGGAGCGTCGGCCGGTCCGCTGGGAGCGTGAAGAAGAAGATCCTCGGGCTCGTCGCAGCCCTGGGCATCCTGGCCGGGATCAGAGGCTTCCTAGGTGTCACGAAGGCGGCGATCGACACCTCGGCGGCCTTCGAGCAGTATGGCGTTCGACTGTCCGCTCTCCTGGGGAACCAGAGGGAGGCGAACAAGGCTCTGGATACCTTCGTGGATCTGGCCTCGCGGACTCCCTTCGCGGTCTCTCAGATCGTCGAGGGAGCGGCCACGCTGGGATCGGTCGCCCTCGGGAACAGGGAGCGACTCGAAGAGCTGACAGCGACCGCCGCCAACCTCGCCGCCATCACGGGGCTGTCATTCCAGCAGGCGGCGGGGAACCTACAGCGCGCGATGTCCGCCGGTATCGCGTCGGCCGACCTCTTCCGCGAGCGTGGCGTGAAGGGACTGATCGAGTCGATCGCAGGGATTCCGGACGCAACGGAGCTTTCCCTCGCCGAGACGGCGGCGGCATTCGAGAAGGTATTCGGAGCGAACGGGACCTTCGGGAACGCGGCCGAGGATCTCTCGAAGACCCTGGGTGGCGCCATATCGAACCTCGGCGACGCGGCGACGAACGTGAGGAAGGCCCTAGGCGACGCCTTCCGAGGCCCCGTGATCAACGCCCTCCGGGATGCCCTTATCCCGTTCCTGCAGGATCTGGAGGAGATCCTCGAGGATAACGAGGGCGCGATTCAGGCCTTCGCGAGAGATGGGCTGCAGGTCGCGATCAAGGCCTTCGCCCTCTTCGTGAAGGGCGGAGTGAAGGCCCTGGAGATCATGAACCAGCTCCGGGACGCTGGGAACAAGGCTCAAGGGATACTCCTGAGGGCTGAAGCGAAGAAATTGCAAAAGGACGCCCCCTTCAATTTGTTCGCCATTGGTGCCGCTGAGGAACAAGGAGATGAGGCTCTGCTGGCGACCCTGGTTGAGAAAGGGAGGGCTCGCCAGGAGCGTCTGAATGAGATCGCGGAGGAGCTGGTCAACATCGCGGTCAAGACCGCGGATGCGAAGGAGGACTTCGCCGAATTCCTTGAGACGATCGAGAAGCTAGAGACGGCGACTGACAAACTCTTCGCGGCTGGGGGGGGGCTGAGCGGCACCGCTCCCAAGATCGAGACTGAGGTCGACCTCCCCACTGGAGAGACGCCTGAAGAGATCGCGGCCAAGCGGGAAGCAACCGAGAAGCTCCTGGATCTAAACAAGAAGATCACCCTGCAGGCGCTCCGGCGGAAGGATCCGATCGAGGCCGAGATCTTCCTACTCGGCGAGATGGCGAACGAGCTGATCAAAGCCGCCCAGGCGGCCGGCGATGTCGAAGCGGCGACGGCGGGCGTCCTTCAGATCCAGGAGCAGATCCTGGCCCTCCAGCAGAAGCAGACGGCCGAGGCCGCGAAGAAAGCGGAGAAGACCGCTAAGGACGCGAAGGACGCCTCAGAGGACCTGGCCCGCGACATTTCGGGAGCTCTGGAGTCGTCCTTCGGCTCTGCGATCCGCGGAGCGATCGAGGGTGAAGGCTTCGACGCGATGGGGCTCCTAGCCAAGACAGGCGCCGACCTGCTGGACGATGCGCTGTCCAGGGTATTCGACGATCTGGGCAAGAGCTTCGCTGGACTCTTCGCTGAAGGCGGACCGCTCTCGGGTCTGGGCGGGGCTGTGGGCGCTGGACTGCAGGCTGGCATCGGCGCCGCCCTTTCGTTCATTCCGGGAGCCATCGCCGATACGGAGGCCAGCATCACGAATTCCCTCGTCAAGTCTGCCGCTGGTGCCACCCAGGCGGAGGCCCAGCGAGGAGTCATCGCAGGCAACACCTCGCTCCCGATCTTCCAGGTCGGAGAGAGCATGGAGGCGGCCCTGGCCGAGACGGAGTCGAAGCTTGATCTCTCGAACGAGTTCCTTGCCGGCATCCTCGAGGCAGTCCGCGCCAGTGTGGGGGGAGTGGCATCCGGCGGCGGTGTCGGCCAGAGTCCGGGAGAGATCCTCGCTACCCAATCCCCCCTTCTGACGTAGGAGATCCCCCATGTCCAACAGTGACACCGCTCCCTCAGCCGAGCTGGCCGCAGTCCCGATCGTCGTCCAGCCGCACGCCATCACGTTCCGTGGCTCGACCGAGGGAGACGGCTTCGAGCGTGAGATCACGATGGTCGAATGCCTCAGAGAGGCGGATCTTGTTCCGGCCCTTCTCTTCGCCCATGCCTTGATCCTCTCGGACATGGCCAAGGCGCTCCGCTCGATGGACGCGACGATCAAGGCGTCGGCATCCAGCGCGGGTGCCCACAAGGAGTCCGCCCAGGAAACGCTCGACGCCACCCTGGCCCGTGTCGTCGGATTCATGTCCGCGGTCCCGGGCGTGCCCCAGACCGTCGTGGAGCAGATGACGAACGCTCTCAGGCCGCCGCCAGGAGGAGGGACTCCAGCGTGAGTCTGAAGCTTGCATCGAACCGCGACATGTTCGCCTACCTCCAGAGCGGGAACCTCAACGACCCAGCGCTCTCGAATGGTATTGAGTTCGCGAACCTGACCTCCTTCCGGCCGGCGAGAGTCTTCCTGGACCGCTACGGATATTTCCAGTGTCTCTGGGAGGAGTCCGGGTCCGTCTGGAAGGCGGTCCGATTCGATCCAGAGCTGATCGACTCCACGAGCGGCCTCGTGGGATACTGGTCCACCACCTTCAAGTTCTACTTCATGGGGGACTTCGAGCCGATCACCGGGACCCAGCAGATGTATCGGCACGATTCGTCCGTCTGGAATGAGGTCGCGTACAGCGACCCGACGTCCGACATCGGGACCGATGTGTGGGCGATGATCGACTGGAACCAGCCCTCCGCGGCTTCCGGGATCATTTCAACCGACGACGGCTACTGGACACTCCACACGGCTAACAATTCGGACAACGCGATCTTCTTCCCAGGCTGGGACAGCGGCTACATGATCCTGAATCGCGGCCAGTGCAGGGTCGCGGGCGTGACCGAGCAGGAGGTCATGGTCCTCGTCGATCTCTCGACGGGCGCCGGTACGATCCTCGACATCCCGGCCAAGTTCACGGCGTCGCCTACGGCCTTCCAGGCGGGCCCGCTCTTCGGAGAAGCGAACACGGACAACCGTTACATCCAGTTTGTCCCCGATGCGGACTCTCGCCACACGGCCCCGAAGGGCCGGATCTTCTGCTCCATCAGTGGGCTGGAGCCGATCACTAATGAGCTTCGCTTCTATGCACAGTTCTATGATTGGAATCCGACCGGGGCCAGCGGGAGCCCCGAGCGAGTCCACCAGCGGGAGTCGCTCTCCTCGAGATCCCTCGTCGATGCTCCTGCCACCTCGACGACCATCCTCGCCCCGACCCCTGGCCGTGTCAGGGTCGGATCGACGAACCCCGTCCAGGAGGAGCACTTCCTTTTCGACACCGGACGCGGGCGACTGGTCATGTTTTCAAGCACCACGGACGCGAACGGGAACCAGCGGACCGGCTGCCACAACATCATCGAGTTCTTCCAGAGCGCGGACCTCGCCTTCCTCCGCCCTCCCCAGCCCCTAGCACCTCCGTCGTCGGGTCGGGTCGTCATCTTCGACACCGACACCCGGGGCGACCTAGGTGAGGTCATCGGCGGGAAGGTGGTCAACTGGAGCATCGAGGCCACGAGCACGGAGGGCGAGACGCTGAACGTCGTGGGATCATCTCCTGGGGACACGATCGCAACGGCCCACACCATGAACGTCGACATCGACTACCCGGCAGCGG